CGACATTATACAGAACATTGCTTGAGGGTAGCCCTCCTTTGAAGTCTGTGCTCGAGAATTCGATGGCCGACGGTGGGTCTCACGGTTTAGGTCATGATCGAATACTTTATTTATCTCACGTCATTGATGGTGAGCCATTTGAAGCATCGATTAAGTCTAAAGCCATGGTTGTACAATCTGCCGGAAAACCTCGTCCCTTGACGAAGTTTTCTGCTGACGCTTTACTTTTAAAACCTCTTCATGATACGATCTATGATTGTATCTCACGAAAAAATTGGGTTCTTCGTGGTGAGCCCGATAAGGCCAAGTTTAATGAAGCAGGTTTTAAGTTCAACGATGACTCTTACCTGATTTCTGGCGATTACAAATCTTCAACCGATGGTCTTTCCATCGAGGTTGCTGAGCGTATATTGTCAGTCGCACGGGAGTTTTCGCTCGAGGTGCCAAGTTGCATATGGGATTACGCAAATGCTTTGCTTCGGCCGAGTATTGAGTTCCCTCAGGGGGAAGGACGGATTGTTCGTGGTCAGATGATGGGTTCTTACCTTTCCTTTCCACTTTTGTGCATTCAGAACAAGCTCGCTTTCGAGTGGGCTTGTGCTAACTACGGACTCAGATCATTGCCGGTCATCGTTAACGGTGATGACATTCTTTTTCAGTCTCCTTCGTTTGATTTTTTTCGCTTTTGGGCGAATTCTGTCAAATCGGTAGGTTTCACTGTTGAAGAGACAAAGACTGGGTGTAGTAAACATGAAGGCACGATCAATTCGACCTTGCTTCGTTGGGATGAGAAAGGACGACTCGATGTCGTCCCTACCCCTCGCTTTGGTGTCTTGAAAGAACGCGATTTCACTGTCGGTTTAGGCCGAGATTTCGCTGGTTTTGTTCGATCGGTTCCTCCCACGTTCGCTTTTTCTGCAGCGAAGGAGTTTTTCAAGTGGCACGTTTCGGCGATGCGACGTATGGGAAACTTTGACGCATCGGAATTTGGTTTTCGCGGGAGGTTAGCGTTAAGAATGGCAAAAATTTTCGGACTTTTTAAGCCCGTCAGTAGGTATCTTCGGATTCCTCTGACTCCGGCTAAGCATGATGTTGTGATTCCGGGGTTCCTTACAGAACGCGTCCCGAAAAGAACATTATCCGACGAAATGATTGCCATGAATTGTGCAGAAATGACTTGTTGGAAGTGGTCACATGACTATAAACCCGCCAGCGGGTTGATTAGTTATTGTGTCACCTTGTCTTCAATTCGTCCTCGTGAAGGTCCTAACATTCGAGTCGAGCATCCGTTCGACTTTGACGTAAGGTTTTCACCGACTCAATTGTTGACTCTTCCAACAGCCACTCAGACTGCTAAGTTATACTTCGGCGACACTGACGAAGCAGAGATTATGGTTTTCAAGGAACTCCTGGCTCTCCAGGATTTCACACCATATGATTCTCTGCCTCCTTACGAAAGTGTTCGTCCGGAGTGTAACTGGGAAGAACAGAAGGAGCGTGAGGCGAGTGAAGCAAGCGCGACATTCAGCCAATCCTCTGGAGACCGTCAACCAGACATTGTTTGGTGAGGCTATAGAAGACGTGATATGGTTCGGTGCAGCCGGTGCACCTCAGGAAAGAACGTGACGAACACATAGGACTCGCTAGAGGACTAGTCTCCGCATCTTTACGTGATCTCGCAATGAGAGGTGAAAGTCCTCTCACTTCGGTGGAGATAGTCAGTTAGATGCCCTAGGGTCCCCGGAATCTACGGGAATGTGGATTCTC